TATACCAGTCCATAATCGTCGGGCGCGTATACAGCGGGTCAGATAACGTATTCTGCCTGTCAGATTTCAACATAGGTACCAGCGTATTCCCGCCACCACCAATAGTCGTAATGCCGCGGGTGATAAATGGCCCGGCGCCATCGTTAATTTCAGAGTTTCCGGCGGGGAGAACCAGATTCATCAGGTTGACGTTCGTCAGTTTAATCCCGTTTGTATTGGCTCCGCACCGAAAAATAGTCGGCACAGATGCTGGTAATGGGGTTGAGAAACCGAGGATCTCCCCACCGCTAACAACAATTTCAGCTCGTTCAGATGAGGCCGTCTCAAACGGTATCCCGGTCAGTTTATTTGATGCGTTGTTAACCTCGGTATGGCATCCAATGATTTCAATCCTACCACCATTGGTGACGGCAATTCTCCCCATATAATCAAGACTACAGTCAAAAAGCCTGATTGCTCCGTTAGGGTTGTCATTTCTAATTCCTACGCCAGACGATGTGCTGAGTAAACTGTGCGCGTAACTGATACCCTCGCCATAGTTTGAATATCCCGACGGCATCCAGACGTGATTAACGCAGCGCTGAATGGCTCGTCCAATGTGTTTGATGATGTATGCGTTTTGACCATAGGTATCGCCTACTCCAAATTCCTGCGCGGTAATACCCAGCGTCATAAACCCGGCCCCCTGACCCTCAGGGCTATGGAATACGTTGAACGCGACATTGCTATTACGGCCAGGGCCGATAACAGTGAGGCCCTGTTGTTTAACAGTAAATATATTGGCGAGATTATTAATGTCTGATTTTTTGCTGTTAAAAATGCGCATGAAATAATTTCCTGCGGCATCAGGGATACCCTGTGCATCAATAACAACATTTCCGCCCTCACCAACAATTGACGCGTAGGTAATATCAATATCGGTTTTAGCGTCATTCCAGGATGCAAAATTTCTCGCCAGGCGAATTTCCGTGGGATGCTGTATTTCATTATTAATATGCTCTATGGCCTGCAATAACTCATAGCGAGAGTGCACTCGAATATACGCATCACGCAGATAATCACCCACTGTAGACGAGCGCCCAAGCATGTCACGAAATGCCAGCATATCCGAGCCCATGCCCGGCTCGCCTGAACCCAGGTTTTGGCGAAGCGTGTCCCCGTCCATCAGAACGAAGTGAGTAACGTCATTCGCAAAGCTGGTCGCATCGGTTCCGGTGGTCGTAAAGCCGACGTCAGTAGCAGCATTCAGGCGGTAATACTGGTTGTTATAGCGGATGTACTGATTGCGTGCGCTGAACTGAAACGGGCCATTTTCGTAATCACCAAGGAAAACATAGCCAGAGCTGTCAAGAAACGTCTGGAATCTGTTTTCCCTGTCGGTCTGCGACTCGACAAAATCAGCCTCCCTCTGGCTCTGAGATGACAAAAAATCACTTTCTTTGTCTTGCTGAGAGACCTCGAAGGCGGTTCTTTGCCCCTGCATCTGAGACTCAAATTCAGCTTCTTTTTCAGCAAGCTCAAAATTAATACTCTCTGACAATCCAGAGGCTATGTCTTTCGCCTCGTCGCGAGCTAACTCCGAAGATACAGCGGCATCTTTGGCTTCGGAAACGGATTCTGAGATATCAATGAGTGGCTTTTCGACGCTGAGTGCATACTGCTTTGCTTCTGCAGCACTAACGGCGGCACTAGCCGCAAACTGTGCAGTCTGTTGGGTATCTGTAATTGCCATATCAGAATCCTATTACTTCCCAGCGAGTTCTAATGGTTGCGTTCTGCGTCTTGCATGCAGAACGAAATGAAAAACCACTTCCTGAAAACGTCGAGTCCATAAGCCATGAGCGTTCATTCTGCCCGACCCCAGAAATATCAATGGGCATCACTTTTACCGAACAGATGGTATTAAATCCAAATACCCCGTCGCTGGTTGTAAACGTTGGGGTAACAAAAATGTTATCCGTTTCGTATTCACCATCGGCCCCAGCAACATTGCAATTGGCATCCGTATAACCCCAGGCAAGACGAGCACCATTTCCAAAAAATAACCCTCCGGACTGCCCGGGGCCACTGGTAGCATCTACGAAATAAACATTCGTTCCATCGCAGTGAATATGTCCCCGCCCTGCAGGATATAATGTTGCCGTATTACTCCCGCCAATTGTTTTGCAAACGACATTAAATCCACCAGAGGTATTATTTGTGACCTTCCATTCTTTAATCCACGGAGGGAAATACAAATAAATATTCCCAGTTAGCACTCCGCTGATAATTATTTCTGGACGTGATGCCTGCAAGGCAGTCAGCGTGATATTTGCAGATCCGGATGCAGTTATTGACGAAATACCATAACTTGACAAAGGGACCCACCCTGATGCGCCACCACCTGTATTTTCAGGTGTCCCATTGTTGCTATTGAGGGTGTTCAGCCAAAGCCCGTCGAGAGTGCTAAATGGAACAACAGCCCCTTTTGGATAACCGCCAATAGCGGTTGCATAAGCCGAATCAAATGGATATCCACCCCCAGCCTGATTCCACTGGTGCCTCAAAAAAGACTCATAGAATATACCGTTAAAATCCTGACCTTGAGGTGGTTTCCCGCCTGATGAGAGAGCGATTCTGGTGATTGGGGGGAAGCCAACATCGAATGATGCCCTCCCCCCATTCAGCGTTTCGGTGGTGGCGTCGGTAGGAATGCTGTTACGATCGCCAGACGCGGCAAAGACCACCGTCAGACGCAGTGGCATGGCTGAATTATTCAATTCAGACCTCCTGAATGATGTTTACTTTTACTCCGGGAGGGGAAGGAAGCGCCCCGGAACTCTGTACTATGGCTAACTCTACATCTGACAGGGCGAATTCAAATACGTAGCTCATGACATGGTTGCCATCATCACGCACGTAAGATCGTCCGCTGGCGCCAAACATGTACACCAGCATGCGGTTCATGACCGGCACGGTGCAGTCGCTGATATTAGCCATCGCTTTGCACATGATCAGCTTGCGGTATGCATCATTGGTCAGGACCACAGTGTTCGTGTCCTGCACGCCGGTATAGAAAGGCGCCTGGTTAAAGGGTTGAGGGTCGGTGAGTTCTGCCGGGGTGCTGGTCGCTTCGCCAAACCCCAGGAACTGCTGGGATGGCGTCACAGTCAGCAAACGCTCTACATCAACGATTTTACCCCAGCACATCAGCCCGTAATCGCCGCAGGTCTCGATGTTGAACACGAGGTCATAGAACGTGTCTATCCAGTCCTCTGGCGCTACAGAAGCGTTAAAGGTGTCAATCAGTGACCGCAGGCTGGTTGAGTTCACGTACTGCGCGTAGATCGTCCAGTCGACATTATTCACTTACCGCCTCCGTTATGATGTTTGTCGTATCGAGGGTCGGTTCCTGATCTATCCCCATAGTCAGCGCACTAGACCAGGTGGTTCCGTCCAGAGAGATCTGGACAGAAAGAACGTTCATGTTCTGTGCATCGAGCACCTGGATAGGGCCGATATACCGGCTGCCATAAATTCGCGCGCCGGCACGCGCCCGGGTACCGCCATCTGCTCCGGTGAAGGCATTCAGGACGACCGTTCTGATCTGCGCGTTGATATCTGATGGAAGGCCATCATTCGCTTCGTATTCCACCTTGATATGAACGCTCACCGCGTCCAGAGTTTTCCACCTGTAGGTGTACTCCGGATAAGGGGCGTCATAATTTTCGGTATCCTGCACGGTCCCGGTGGTGTCACCGTTCATAACGGTGCCCGGGGGAAGTTTTTTATTGATGGCCGCTGCAATGTCTGCCACTGCCCCGCCATAAACCCCGATATAAATCGAGCTGGCCAGAAGCGTGTAATTCGTCGAGCCTTTATCGACGGGGGTGGGTTCTTTGTTGTCGATAACATAGACATCAAGCACCCCTTCGACCTCCAGAACGGCAGCCCGCACAGCTGCAGCCGTGTTGAAGGCATTACGCGCTACCGACTGACGGCGCCGATACTCAAAGGCAGATCGCCCTTCCACATTTGATCCCGGAACGCCTGCGGTCTCGTTGGTAATGCTCGACCAGCCACTTACTGCGACATAGATGTTTGTCAGCGTCCCGATTGGGCAGGCTATCGGCCCGGTAGTCAGGTTCTGGAACTCGATTTTTACCGTCCCGTCTGCGCCTATCGTTCCGGCCGCCAAAGACACGTACATATAGCCGTTATCGTCGGTTGCATAGGACTGTGCGGGAATTACCGTTCCCGGCACGCCGGAGCATGTGGCCGTTACAACCGTTCCCGCCGCAGCAATGCGGTCGAGGAAGTAAATCCTGCCGATGCCATCCTGAAATCTGCCGGAGGAAAAGTCCGGGTTCATGTTGTTGACGATAGCCAGAAGCTGATCGTTTTTGTCAGCGATGATTGCAGTATCAGTGACAGCCAGCTGCCCCTGCGGCGTCTTAAGGTTCGTGCTCATCGCCGTCCCGAATGCAGAACCAATATCTGCTATACGCCCGGCAAGAATGTCTCCCTCATCTGGAACATCAAGGCCAGTGGTGGAAAAGGTCACGGCCGGTACCGCCGTAGAGATTGTCGTCATTTTTTCCTCACAGGGTGACGCTGGAATCCAGGCCGTTGGTATCCACGATCGCAATAACGCCGGTAGTGCGGCGCGTATCGCGGTTGTTAATCAGCGTCGGCTCAGCGCGCGCGATATAGCTCATCCGCAACGCTTCAACCTGAAGCGCGGCCGCCATGGCGCCAGTGCTGGCCTTCACGTTCAGCAGCTCTTTGTAATTAACGCCGGTGTCTTTTTCGTAAATGCACTCGCCGCGTATAGCCAGGCATGCCGTCGCTACGTCCTGAGCGCAGGCGTAGGGGTTTTCAACCGTTGCGATATTACCCAGCTCATCAAGGACAAGATCCCAGGTATCGGGGTCGAGTTTGAGAGATATTGTTTTCATGGATTTCGCCCATAAAAAAACCCCGCCGAAGCGAGGTTTTTATTTTTGATTTTTTAGCGGGTTTATTTGCCTATGATGCCTGAAATGATAGCCAGCAACACAATTCCTCCAATTAAAATTGCAATTCTGCTCCATGCTATCTGAGTTCCATTATATTTTGGCTCTGGTAATGCCATCGGGGTAATCTCACTCCCGCAATGCTTGCACTTCGTAGCCTGATACTTCACTGGCTCTGCACAGTAGGGGCAGTCCCTCATTGGGCCCTGAGAATCAGCTACGGCAGCGCCAGAAGAATTAAGCGAGGGGACGAAAAGAACGTGAATAATTGCGACGATGAAAAGCAAGAATCCATAGAGCCACCAACCGCCGAAAGATCGCCCCTTACTTTGCGCAATGAAGGCTGGGATTAGACCAAGAAGTGCAGCAACAACCAAAAAAGACATTTTCATTTCCTTTTACGATGCCAGTTTATTTCTATCAAAGCTTTACTTGATGCTACCACTCAGTTTTTCTAGTCTACCGCATGCTGCGTCATCAAGGTTGCTTTGATAAGGGCCAATGTTATTGCAAGCATCAATAAGAGCTTTCACCGCATACCTAGCATAACTGCCACCATCTTTACGCATCAACATGCTGCTTCTACCAGTCAGATCATTAGCGCCCTCGGTGAACGCCTCTGATGAGGCTAGTTGATAAGCTTTTTCTTTAATAGTTAATCTAATCTCAACATCATTGTTAACAACTTTGTTTTTATTGAAAAATTCTTCAAGAGTTTCAGCGTGTGAAATCGTCGATACTATTAGTAGGACTGAGAATATTAAGGCATTTTTTATCATTGTTACGGCTCCAGAGGGTTAGTGCGGCTTCCCCCAGATACTACTACCCAACAAGCTCATGCGTCTATCTGTCCAGTACTGTAATAATCCACACTGATCAAATGTCAGGATTTCAAGTATTTCCGATTCACTTTATGGTGATGCTTTGAACCCCTAAGGAGTCAACATGGAAAGTCTGGACGCACGGAAAGTGCTATTGCAATTCTTGACAGAACTGCCAGATACGATAAGGACGGAAGAGTTGCTCTTGGTTCTCGCTTATTGCGGGCAGAACCCCAAGTTAAATGACTCTGACAGCTTCCCTGAATCCATCGAAAAATACCTTCTCCAGGGCGGCCTGTCAGGAATTGGTGCCGTACTATGCGCCAGAGCATCCATTGACTACACACTTGGCGATGTAAACCTCAAAATGATTCGAGCGGAAGAGGACCTTAAGGCATTGGTGGCGAAACATCCTGACTTCCCAGAAGCTGGCCTTCTCGGCATTCCTCTGAGAAAACGGCATTATGCCGCCGCTCTGGAGAAGTGGAATGCGCTGCGGGCAAATGAGTTATCTGACGAAAGTATTCGATATTTTGGACAAATGTTTTTATCCCCACGATGGGGTAGAGGCTGAAGTAGATACCCCAATCTGAATTACTCATAACCTGGCTCATAATGCTGAATCCTCTTTATGTTGATGTTAGCCACCAAGCGGCGCCGTGTTGCTTCCGCCAGTCTCAACGCCACCATGCGTGTGCCTATCGACCACTGAGCCATCAGCCAGTTGAAGCGTTCCGTCAGCAAGGATTTTCAGGCCGTTTATGTTAACCACTCCAGGGCTCTGTATGTTTATTCCGTTTCCTGTAAACTCAGCAAACTCCGTGGGTTCATCGTTCAAACTGGCTATAGCCGTGATGTAAACAGCATCCGAGTATGAGTGGCGCCGCTGAGTTGGCGGAGGGCCTCCGCCTTTAGTTTTTTTCACATTTGTGATGTCTTTATCACAGGCAATCACCAGGCCAATATCGCCTACTCGGGGCGTCATTTTTACCGAACTATTTCCAGCCTGGTACTGAATGAATGGAACACTGTAAACATCCTGGTTTTCAATTGATCCGCCAGAAGCGTTTGTTCCAGTAACCAGAGGAAAAACGGTAAGGGTCTTCCCATTCACTTTTTTGACTAAAACGATATCGGCAAATACGCAGCCCTTTATGGCTCCGGCTATAAGCGAAAGAACAGCATTCCCCTGACACGACATGTCACTAGGCTTTTGCTTGGTAAGCATCTCACACTCCAAATACAAATCCGGGATAAGCTACAACGAATGTTTCCCATAGACCACCGGGGACCCTGCATGACAAGTAATGAGTGGTTCCATACTGGACTATCCAATCCCCGCTTGCGTGAGGGAGAGAGGTTTCCAGTTTTATTTTTCGAGCCAGCTTTATTGATGGTGAATAAATGCAGCGAAAATTTATACCAATATCATAAAAAATAGGATAGCCAATTAGTCCATGTTCTGGAGATATAAATGGAACCACAGAATCAATAGGGCTTTCCCCCGTGTAGATTGTAACCGTCCCAAAGTCTATATCTGCAATAATATTGTGATCGGCCGCAATTTTCTGAATTTGCTCAATAGCATTTCCCTCATAATAAGGGTTGCTATGCACCGATTTAACATCAACATTTACGAACTTCAAATCCACCTTAGAGGCCAGTGCTTTTATCATATCAGCGACAGACGCTTCACCTTCAATTGAAGTTGGCTCGCATACGACAAGCTTTTCCTTTCCAATAGCGGAGGCCGTTATTTCAATCGGAGCATCAGGCATTTGATTCAGATTTACCCTGGCAGATATTATCGTACCCATAAACACGCAAACATCTCCAGTAAAAACCCGTATGGCGTTTTGCTGCTCACCGAAGAATTTTTCGGAGTTGGTGGTCAATTTAGCCATGTTATCAAGGGATAAGCCCCACAGGCTAAGCTCCATCATCGTCCCTGTAGCTCCCCCATAAGCCGAAACAGAAAGCTCGCACTTGAACCCTTCGGCTATGAGCGTGTTACCTTTTTTACCGTCAAAGGTCCCATTGGCCAGAGTAAACTCAACCGTTATCTCTCTTTCCTTGTAACTCATCGGCCCACCTCATCGCTCGATGCATAATAAAGCTTAAAGCGCGTCCCTATTTCGTCATAAACCGGATCGGAATCCCCTTTTGTGTCTACAAAAATGAGATCACCATTAAATCCAAGATACTTATATCTGACAAGATATATACAGTTAAGGGAGAGAACACCTTGCATAATTGCCGTGTCATCAACATACAGGTCTATGTAGAATCCAGTTGAGCGCTGATGAAGCTTGATCGCGCAGTTCTGTCCACCAAGCGTAACATACACCTTTTGAGAAAGTGACGGTGATAAGCTAATTTCCTGCATGTCACATCACCTTATTTTTAAGAAAATCAGCCACCGTGCTTTTGATCTGTTTTGCGACCGCTGTTGATGAGTTATCCCATACTTGAGATACCGATTTGGCCGCCGAATTGACACCTGAAACTATGGCGCTCCCGGTAAGATCAATGGCGCTTGATAGCGAGGTATTCCCGCTTGTCCATGCGTTTTTTGCGTCAGTAAGAGTTACTTCTTTAGTTGAAGCAGTGATTACCTCTGTTTTTGCAGCGCCCTTATTGTTTGTTTTGTCGTTATCTGTCGGAGCCTTACCTGAAACCCCATTAGCGATAATTACTTCACCGCTATCCATTATCTCTTCGAAGGTGCAGTTTGCCATCAACAACGTCTGCCCGCGATATGATCCCACAAAGTAATCAAAGTGGGTCAGATCGTAGCTGTAATACACCGTGTCCGGCGTCTCAATGTTGTAGGTACTGGCCGTGTTTTTCATCTCATCCAGTTTCTGAATGAAATTACTTCGGCTAAGAAGAGATAAGTTTGTCAGGTTTGGAAGCGCACCTGTATATGCAGTCCATCCCTCAAGTGCCAAGATAACCCTTAACTCCGATGGCTGCCGGACCTTGTTGTACGAAGTATACTGCCCATTTTCAACCGGCCCCTTCGTCACGTTAGCATCACCGTAGCGATCAACGCTAACCCAGCCGGAAGGAGAAAAAACCTCCTGCCCGGCTGCAGCCGTCAAAAGCGACTTGTCAACGGTGTTGTAGGTGATCCGGTACGTTGGCGACAGAGCGCTGTTAAGGACGGATAACAGGCTTCCTCCCTGAATGGCGGATAGCACTGTCGAGACATTCAGAGAAAACGACATGAGTTATTGTCCTGAGTAGCCAGCCATTAGCATGACGCGGTTGTCGCCGTGCTTTTTGATGTCGCTGGTAAGCTGTTCCACGTTCTGGGCCTGGGTGGTGATTTTGGTGCCATAAAAGTTATAAACACCGCCAGCCTGACCCGGCATCGCGCGGTCTACGGCCATACCGGCGCCGGGACGCATTCCGGCCATGACTTTGGGGACGTAATTACGAGTTTCCGACGGCAGGTTGTCCATGCCTTTCTTCTGGACGTTTCCGAGCCCCCAGTTGTAGGAAGCAAGGGTTTTCTCCAGATCTCCGCCCGTAGCCTCCAGCAGATAGCGCAGGTATCTTGCAGCGGCATCAGCTGACTTGTGAGGGTCGAAAACATCACGACCTTTGAGCCCCATATCCTTTGCCGTGCCTGGCATGAACTGGAACAAGCCTTTGGCTCCAGCTTTCGACTCCGCAAACGGGTCACCACCTGATTCAGTAGCAGCTACCGAAGACAGCAGTCCGGCCGGAAGTCCATATTTACCTTCCAGCGCCCCGAATTCGCCAGCCATTGCCTGAAGAAATGCCTTCCCTTTGGCGCCAAGGCGAGCGGCCTGCGCGTTAAGCGGGACATTTGGCTGGTAGCCGCCAACAATATTTGGCTGCATGGATGCTGCCCCAGCCGGAGAAATTAATGCATTCACAGCCTGTGAAAGAAGATTTTTAGTTGATTCCCAGAATGAACGCTCATCCTGATCTTTCTTTCTTTGCTCCGGTGATACAGCTTGTATATTTTGCTGATTGTTATACCAACCACCTGCAGACCAGCGCTGTTTTATTGACTCCCAAAGAGAATCAGTATGGTCTGCTTTGGTTGCGGCATTGGATATGTTCTGATAAGCCCCTACACCCACAGCACTGGCAGCGACAAACCACGCAGGTGGTGTGAGGGCGAACAATCCAGTAAAAGCCTTTGTGATTCCCATCACCCATGTCGCAACCTTTAAGCCGATGAGTAGCTTGATCGCGTTTTCCCAACCACCAACAGATCTCGCAGCGTTATCTGCCACCTTAGCTCCGCTCTCAATGGCACCAAAAAAGGACTCGACTTTTTGTCTCATCTCATCTGGATGAGATTTCATCCAGTTTGATAACTGAAGAAGAACGCCATTAAACTCACGCACATACGGGATCAGGAAGGTATAAAACTGGTTTTTTGTGGTTTCGAGGTTCTGGTTGAGCACCACCCATGCTTCTGTAAACTCTTTCGCCCCTTTAACAGAGGCATCAGTTATTCCAGAGCTTTTTGTTAAGCGGTCAACATCCGGAAGAAATCTACCCTCCTGGTTTCGCTGAATGGTCGCATCATCGAACCCACCCATAGCACCAATCTGGCGCCGAATGTTTGGGTCTTTAACTTTCCTGAGTGACTCCAGATAAGACCTTGCAAGTGACTTGGCATCCTTTGAATAGACGTCAAAAGTATCACCAGTTAACGCCGTAAGCATTCGCATTCCGCTAAAGATCGGGCTGCTGGTATCCCCAAATAGAGAACCTTGCTTTGCAGCCTGGAACCCCTGCAAGGCGGCCGTAATCCTCTCAAAAGAGCTTCCGGCTGATTCTGCAGCCTTCCCGAAGCCATCAAGTTCTCTGGCTGTCATGCCAAGAGCCTTTGACTGAATGGAAAGGTCCATCAGGCTAGACGTGGTATTTTTAACAAGGCTCATCAGGCCGCCGGCAGTGACGGTAACGCCAGTCAGTGCCAGCAATTCCGTCTTGATGCTGCCGAAGAATGCTGCTGCCTTTTTCCCCTGCTCCGCCATTTCCTTGGCAGTTTTTTTCGCATCCTCACGCTGCTTCTTGAGGTCGTCGCTAACGTCTTTCTGCCCCTTACGGAAGTCAGACGTATCAAGGCCCAGCGTAATCAGGAGGGCGTCAATTACCGTTGCTGCCATGATCACTCTCCGCTGCTATGGCTCTGTTGGTGTTATCCACGGTCATTATTTCAATCAGCCACCACATATCCTGGACGCTGTACACCGTGTCCAGTTCGTGGAGTGTCGCCATTTTCCCGGAGATCACCGCGGCAATAGTGCGCGGTACATTCGCATACTGTATGAAGCCGCGATCTGAATCTTCCGGGACGGATAAGGGGATTTCTAACTTGCGGAGGCTGCTATAAAAGCGATATGGAGCTTGAAGGCTTCGATTTTCAGGCGCGACCAGGTGCTGATTTCTTCGATCTGCCCTTCGTCAACAAGCGCTGTTTCGATACCACTGCCGCCGATGAATTTCACACAGCCAAGCAACTCATCAAGCAGAGGCTTCGACTGTGCGAACGGGACTTTAGCCAGTGAAGTGATACCCCACTGAGCGAGACCTGCCATGCCGCTGGCCATCACGCTTTCGTACAGCTCGCGAGCTTCTGAGTTATCCTCGGCTGGGGCCGGCGCCACCGCAGCACCGATGGCCATCATCATATTGTCGGGAACGGTAACGCCGGCGCCAATCACGGCGCACGCCAGGCGGATCGCCCACTCTTCGGCCTGTCTCGCAGGCATTTCGGTGATTTTGAACTGCTTACCCTTGTCACGGTTATTCGCTTCAACCGTGAATACGATGCTTTTACGAGCCATTTTTGTTTCCTGAATGAGTGATCTGGCAATAAAAAAGCCCACCTGAGTGGGCTATCCAAAAACCACGAATTTGTGGGTTTCATGCTTCGGTAAGCGCGCCAGGAACGCCGGGCAATGCCAACTGACCTTGCTTGTCCAGTTGCTCAATGCGTGAAAGTAGCTGGGGCTTCTTCTCTTTCCCCCACCGGCGTAACAGGCGACCAGACATACTGGCAACATCCTTCTCTTTCAGGAACTCCAGCATGACGGCGTTACGCTCTTCTTCAAACTGGCGCCGCCCAACCTGAAGCATCGCGTACATCCAGTTGAAGGCGTTGATGTAGGCGATCTTGATACGCATAGCCTCTTTTTTGGTGTAGGACATAACCAAAAGCATCAATCCATCTTTGCGGAGTCGATAGAACTTCTGCGGCTTTCCGTTCTGCAACTCATTGTTTTTATAGCAAACCTCAAAATTGAGTTTTGTATCGAACTCTTCCGGGCATGCCTTAATAGTCTTTTCGATATCACGAATGACGTTGTCAGGACGTTTCCCAAATGCCTTCGCCACCATAAACGAGTCAGTTACCGGGTCGTTATCGGCCACAAAAATCAGATCGCGGAAGTCTAACCCATTAATTACTGTTGGATATTTCATATCGGCTTACCTTTTAGTGATGAACCTTGTCACACAGGAATCCGGCCCACAGAAAGGCACCGATAGCCAAACCGGTATCCTCAAGGGTCATCCTGAAAGGTTCTGTGTTGTGATGTGCGCGTGTGAAGCGCGGGGTATTGCGGGTATAAAAAAGCCCGGACTTAGCCGGGCTGATTTTTTTTATGCTGAGTAGTCTGCCGGGGTGACAGTTTCCCACTGGATGAGTCCAGTTACCGGCTGAAGAACACGGCCGGCAGACGGCATGCGGCGTGCGCGCTGCAGGATACCGTTAGTCATGATGTACTTTTTACCCAGCGACGGCAGGATCACAGTCCCATTGACACGCAGCACAGACCGCGTGGTCATCTGCGTGGTTTGCCAGTTGTCGATGTACTTAATCGACGGGGAGGATGCTGCCAGATGAAACGTCCACGGCAGATCACCATAAACAAAACCGCCCAGCAGTTTACCGTCAGCAGTACGCTGGTACTCTGCCATATCGGTATCACCCATTTCGAAGATGTTTTGCGCTTCGAACTGCTCCAGGTTAAACCCTGACGGGTAGAGCTCAGCGATTACCAGCTCAATGATGGCGTCAGCCGACGTAATGTTTTGACCGGACATTACTGCACCTCCGTGCTGTTAACGGTAATACCCTGGATGATCCCGCCATCGGTGTACCAGAAGTAAACCGTTGGCTTTGTACGCGAGGCGCGCATTGCCGGGGTGAACGGGCCGATGTAGATGTAATACCCTTCAGCCAGAAGAGAATCCGTAACGTCGACGCCAGTGATGGCGTTAATCTGGTCGATCTGCGACTGGTCAAGGTCAGTGCCCGCCGTCATACCGCCCCACGCCCTGAATTGCTCAATGGTCGGCTTCATGCACGATTCAATGCGAGCTTTTCCGGCTGCAGCATAGGGCAGATTACTCGCCTGCTGGAACAGCGCAACGAGAGATGCCTGAAGCTGAGCATTTACCCATACCTGACCCGCCCAGGCGTCAAGCCACGCATAATCACCAGTAATAGAGCCGGGCGCCCATTGATTGGTTTCGACGGCATTCGAGGCATAGTTGCCGTAGAAGTTATAGCCGTTGGCCTTGGCCGCCTCGTAATCAGTATCGTTACTGATCATCGGCAGCAGGCCGGACACCTGACGACCATTCAGCGAACAGCGCCCATTGGCCTGCGTGAAGTTCAGCGCGGCCACAAACCCCATAGCGTTTGCTGCGTGGTTCGGATAACCATACACCGGGCAGGTGTCGTTATAGGCGTAGGTGTTGATGATGTCGTACACCAGTGCATTCGAGCTGCCCGCCACGATTGCAGTACCTGATGCGTCCCATGGGACATAGGCAAAGCGGTGGTTCTGGCTGTTTGCCCAGAGTGCAAACGCATTGGCCTGGTCTTTGGTTACAGCGAACGTCGTGGAAAATGTTACCCAGTCCTGCTCTTTGGCCAGAATGGCAGTAAAGATATCGTCAACTACTGCCGGCGCAGCGCCCTGGGAAATTACCGCGCCAGTCGACTCGGTAAGCTTGAGACCAGCGGCCAGTGTGCCGTCATCGGCGAAGGTGATCGAACTCTCTGAGCCGGTGGTGGCAGAGGTGATGATGAATTTCTTCAGCACGCTATCCCAGGTCACCACAACCGAGGAGCCAATTCCGGTTTCAATCAGCTCTGCCGCGTTATCAAAACTGGTCGCGCCGCTGAGGTTGATAGCCGCAGAAGTCTCCTCCGTGCCGTCAACGGTCAGAGTCAGCGTACCCGAAAGCAACTTGAGCTGTGCCAGCGTGGTCGCGGCGTGCGATCCGGAACGAAGGAATGCAGCCACTGCCGCAGTATTGAATCGGCTAAAATACAGCTTGCCGGGCATCTGCGTTTTGCCGTTGAAAGCAGCGAAGTACAGCACCGCGGCGGTGTACTCAATCGACGCGCTGCCGAAGTACGCCTTTACCTCATCCGCACTGGCAAATGAGGGTACTGCACCAACCGGCGCGTATGCGCTGTCGGTCAGGAACAGGCCATTGAGATCAATAGCCGTCCCTGTCGCCTTCAGTACGCCGGGAAGCATCTGGGCGATTTTTGATAGCGAAATTGCCATTTATTATTTCTCCGGAGGAAATCTCACGTCGACCGGCTGCGATATCACATCTGCGCCTGTCATAAACTGCTGAGGAACGCTGACGACAATCAGCGGGTTTGCGTGGAATTCAAGCGTCCAGCGGGATTCCCACTGCTTCTCGCCGTTGATCATCGATGTTTGCCGCGGGGGGCCGGAATAAAGCGGCACCAGGACATTCGCATTTTCCCTGAACCAGGTGCATGCGAATTCGGAGCGGGCAATGCGCGAAAAGATGGTGGCATTGTTTTGCGCCTGATCTCCGTAGAAATCGAGCTGACATTGCCATTCATCAACGCGGCAAAGTTCTGCCCGCCCGTAATCGCTAACGCCGTCATACTCGTAATTGACAGCACTGGTTGAGAGGTCCGTCAGAAAAAGCGGCGTCATAGTAATGAAACCGCCTTTCGGCATGGGGGTCTGATTTTGCTGAGTCTGCGTGATCTCTGAATCCGGGAAGAGGACAGAAAGGAAATCGCCAGTCGCCTTAAACAGATCGCTTTCAGTGACCTGCAGGCCTACGTCAATTGTTGACATGCGATAACCCTCGTCCAGTCCGGCCAGATTTCAGGCACATCCACGACCAGCCACGTTTCATTGCCGATAACGAACTTATCGCCGCCCTGCTGCCGATCCCTGTTAATCCCGCACCAGTTGCCATCCGTCCAGATACTGACCAGCACGCCCTGGATATTCATGTTATCCATGTGCCTGATATCAGCCTGACTCAGCGCCTGCTTTTGCACCATCATCGTTACCGGCGGCGCGAAGCCAGGAGAAGTCGAGTAATCCGGGTTTTTGATTGGTCCGATCGAGCGGTAAATCTGCGCCTCGACGCGAGGATTAACCGCGCTAATGGCGTTTCGCACTATGGAATGAAGATTCACTCTTTCACCTCGTAATCGACCGAGTTCAGCATGTGCCCTGACCAGATTAACGGGTCATTAAACCCCTTTTGGTCGACCGTGCTTTTTGCGTTCGGCGGCTCAGAAAAGGCGATGATTGACGACTGAATCTGGCCCTTAATCCGCTCCCCCATCAGAGCCAGGCTTTTTCTGGCGTCAAAATCATTGGCCTTCATGAGCTTCCCAAGCTCCCCGCCCCACTCCGGCCCATGTTCGGAAATGGTCTTCCTGAAGTACGGTCGGGATGGGATCGTTACGATATGCTCGGGTATCATTACTGACTGCGCGAAATTGGCCTTTGATGGCTTTGCGAAGCGCGAAACGCCGTCGCGGCGAACGTAAAAGTTCAAATCCCTGGTATGCGCCGGGATTTTTACCGTACCGCCGAATTCGTTGGTGGCCGCCACAAGCGCTACCGGTGTCCCGTCGGGGTACTTAGCCCCCTCAAGGAAACCCACCTTTAAATCATCGCCAGAGGACAGCCCCTTTGTGATCGACTTCAGGTGCTCCATCAGCTTGTCGCCGCCTGACATTCCATCCATAGCTACCTCCGGATGAATGAACGGCGGTTGTAATGCCCCGGGTACATAGAAGGGGATGAGCCAGGGACATAAAATCCGGTTCTGTAAGGCTTAGTAGCCTCCCAGTAAGCTGACCCGTAAGTGGTCTGCTTATACCACCAGGAGCTTTCGCTTGAGGGTCCTGCGTCAGCTGATACTGACACTGAACCTTCGGATGCACTCGCAACCCGGCCAACCAGCCCAGAAGCCTTTTCGCCGTTTACGCCTGAATTCAGCGCAGCAATGTGCGCAACCAGCATATTCAGGAAAAGAGCCCGGATAGAGATATCTTTTACCGGGCTGCTGTCCGTGTTATTCAGGTAAATCGTTGCCTCCGTGAAGTACGCATTAAGCAGCGTTTCACTTACGGCATCGAACTCCGGATAACGCTCACGAAATGCGGCAACATCAAAGACAACGATCGCCATTATTTTTTGTCCGCCTTCTCAATGCCCGGGGCCGGGTTATTCTGATCCAGACCTTCCAGACCGGTTTTCTCCGAAGCGTTTTCATTCGCTTTCGCCTGGGCGCTACTGGTTTTCGCCTGGGCAAACACCAGTTCTTTACGAACGTAGGGCTGATCAGCATGTACCGCCAGCCACGCCTCAAAGGCTTCCTTATCTACGTTTTCGGTCAGGCCGTAGCCGCCGACAACGATAGAGGAGTTGGAGCCGTTAAGCTCCACTTTGTACGCGCCCTGCTCCAGGATCAGGCCGTTAGGCAGTTTGCATCCTACAGTTACTGTTTCGGCCATGTTACACCCCGATCATGCTGGCAATGCCCAGCGGTTGACGAATGATTGCACCCCAGGTGCCACCAGATTTTTTCTGCCGCCAGGAAGACTCCTCCACCACGACAGCGTGGGCGCGCATCTTCTCGGTGAACGCTGCGTAAGCGGTGTCCTGCTCACCCAGACGCTCAACAATCAGCTGCACAAGCTCGCCTGCGTCGGTGCTGTATTCAACAGCGGTTTCGATACGCATGTTCGGGAAGTTTTTCTTCAACTGATCGGTGACGTTCACGTTATACTGGTTCGTCTTGGTCAGGTTGACTTCCATTTCCGGCGACATGCCGAGCACCATGCGATCGGTGCGCTCTACCAGGCCTTTGGTCTGAGAGACCAGTTGCTTATAGAGACGGCCAGAGATGTCGTCATATACGGCTTGCCCGTCTTTCGATGCCCAGGTAACGCCACCGCCGGAACCAGTTGCCGCCGGAGTAACCGGAGCGCTCAGAGACGGATCGTTGAGCAGGCCGTAGTTTTCAAGTCCTGCGATGCCGTAGAAGTAGGACTTGTTCTGGAACTTGTTCAGCACAAGTGCAGAAGCCACGTTGAGCTCGGCGGCGTAGCCGATACGACCGGCGCCGTACATGTCCAGCTCGCGCTCACCCCAGCGGGTGTGAGTCTGATAATGGAACGACTGGCGCGGCACCCAGTTGACGTTGGCGGACGTCATGCCGTTGTTGTTGAAGTCGCCGTAAGCACTGGTTTCACCAGTCGACTCGACGATCGGGAACTGCGAGGTCAGCGTGGTCCAGTCGCCCTTTTTCACTTCACCGATAATCTCTGCGGCCTTCATCGGCGTAACGAGAACGCGGATAAGTTCCGGATCGACATAGTTCGTGAAGTAGGCCGGGATACCGGCGTTATTCGCAGTAACCATTTGCGGCTGGGCGTCCATCGCCAGCGCGTAATTCTCCGCAAACTCCGGCTTCAGGTAGTCCTTCGCGCCGGGCAGCACAATGCCATATTTCCCGCTGGCTGCGGCGTAGTGTCGCTGAAATTCGTTCATTACTTGCTCCAGGTGCTGATTTTGACCAGCTCGCCAGCGTCACAATCGCTTGCGGCATAGAATGCGGTCTCGATATAACCGGCCACGGTTGCGCCGGCCGCTGCGATTTGCACCTCACCGGTAGTCAGGGATGCAAAAACCTTCTGCCCGCGGGTGGCAGCGGTTGACGTTTTGGCCCAGAAGTCACCGGCAACCATCAGGGTGATTTCGCGGCCCGGTTGGATAAGCATGGATGCCTGACCCAGCCAGATGGTGATCGACGCCTGACCATCACGATGGACAAAGCCAGACGGAACACCGCTACCGGCATTGGAAGCCACGCCGTCGACGTCCCAGGCAAAGCGGCCGACAGTCAGGCCGTCCTCACCAGCAACCAGAGCACCCTCGCCAGCCTGATAGGTCGCGTGAGGGTTAGTGCCAGCAAAGGCCCCTTCGACACCGGGGGCCGGATACTGGTTAATTCGTGTCTGAAAACCTGCCATGTTAACCTCGTTTCAGTTTGCCAGCGGTCGGGAATGCTTTTTCGAACTCACTGACGGAAGCGGAATCCTGCGCAATGACAGGGCGTGAATTTTCTTTCTGGCTGATCGCCATTTTGACCATCGCCGGATAAGCGGACGGGTGAACGCCTGCGATATCCACGCCGCTTTGCTCAAGCGCGGTGCGATAGACATCTTCAGCTGAGTCCATGGCAACGACGTCGCCGATCAGCGGGCGAACAATCTGTTCAGCTTCGCGAACCTTGCGGAAGTTTTCCGCTGCCTTTTTGGTCGCGCTGTCGGCCGCCAGACGAATCGCAGAGTCCATCGCCGTTTTGGAGACTTTGTCGTCTTCTTCATCGTCTTCGTCATCGGCGGTTTTCTTCTTGTCCTTGTCGTCTTCGTCGCCTTCATCGTCCGCCGTTTTTTTCTTATCCTTCTCGTCGTCGTCTTCGTCGTCGGCGGGTTTGTTTTCTTTTTCGTCTTCCTTTTCGGCCTCATCAAGAGCCAGAAGAGCTTTGCGGACTTCTGCCTCCAGATCAGCATCCTGCGCCAGAAGTGGCTTAAGGGTGGCGCGGATCGCCGCTACCTTATGTTTACGCATGTGATTAAGCTCCGGTGGTAATGAATCTGCGACCAGTACATCTGGCCCTGCGCGGCCGTCAGGGACCAGCGCTTCGTGGTTTCCGAAAATGTCACGCATAACGCCGTCATAAGGCTCGCCGTCAGGAGTAACACCCGGGGTCATGTCTGCGACGTACTTGTACGATGCAGATAGCTCTCGCTGCTCTCCGCTCTCAATTCCAGCAATCGCGCTGTTATCCCAGATAGACATGCCAACCGTGAGATACGTGCCGTCAAACTCAGCATTGGAGTGCGTCACGCCAACACGAAATTCATTGGGAGGGTCGGTGGGAAAATCGGGGATGTGCTTGTTGAGCACGGGGATGTTATTGAAGGTTTTGGCTGCTTTCCGGAGCTCGTCCGGGTGGCGCCAAAGCCGATAAAGCTTGTTGGGTTCGAGCCCAAGCTCTTCGCTTCTTGGTATCTCGCGCCCATAGTAGGCATTAACGTTTGCCTTACTGATATTCGTTCGTGAAATCTGAAGGCGGCCATTTGCGTCGATGGTGCGCACAGAGGCGCGATCGAAAGCTAAGCACTCTGTAGGCTTCATTGATCAATCCTGTTTTGAAAGCCCTGGAATGACAGCCTCCCAGGTGCAATCACAATTTGGTAATTCGCCTGGCATGATGTGCTCGCCATCAATGAGCATCCCTTTCGAGAGGTCGAACAGCTTGCCATTAGCTTTTACATGGGACTGGCGAGGCTTCTTACCTGCATGGGAGTGCTTCCATATTCCCTGGGTAATGCCGAGTGCCTGCTGTCGCGCAGACTGAACGACTGAGGTGGCCTTGTTGTTCTGATCTCGGGCAATGAACGCCGCACGGCGCCGGGTAATCCCGTATCGCTTCTGGAGTTCATCTGTGAGATAGGATAAGTCGCGCCCACGCGCTACCGACCGCATAACCAGCCCTTCCACCTCGGTGAAATACTTCTCGGGGATGGAGCGGATAAGGCCAACGTTCTCGGCGATGGTCGCCTGAAGAGCATTATTCATCTGCGAGGTCATCTTGAACTCGACAGTAAATCCCGCATCTTTGAAGGCTGTGGCCAGTGACGCATCCGCGTTTTTCATGGCGTCGTTAGCGAACCTGTCGGCCAGCTTTTGCGCCATGTCATCAAACCGTCGCGTCCAGCGCTTAGCCAGTTTCTGCATGGCATTCCGCATCATCACTGCAGGTGATGCATCCATGACGACAGCCGCGCCGCTGGCGAGATAGTTTGCTGACAGCCAGTAGACAACAGACGCCTGCATTTCCTGCACCTGCTTATCAAGCTGTCGGCGGTACCATGCTTCGACGCCAGCGTTAGGATGAACCGCCCTTATCGTCAGGGTCTGTTTCTTCCTCTTCGTCGTAGTCGTCTTCGATTTCGAGGTCATCATTCAGGTCCAGAGAGTGATAGGGAGAGTCCGGGTCACCGGCGATTTTTTCGCGGACTTCGTTGCCAGAGAGCACGCTGGCGGCCACATAGACAGCGTCCGTGTCAGCGTCTACTTTGCGAATTTCCGCCCGCTCTTTAGCGCTCATTTCGTACAGCGGCTCAAAGTCGAAGGTTATGCCATCGTCAATGTCGCCGAACTCAGAGAGCTGAATGATGTCCATCACGCGCTTCAGGTTGTCTTTAAAAACAGACTGCTGCAGGGCGTGAATGTAGTCGTAGAAAACGCGGATTTCGCCGTCAGACGTTGCATTAAGGCCATTTGGAGTGATGCCCAGCAGTTTGACGAGCGGGATGCTCGAAACCGCAGACATGTGCTCCTGCGACTGTGCCTGCAGGGCATCCAGACCGTTAAGCGGGGCGTTAACGAACTCAACCGTTTCTGGCTGGGTAGGGTTGTTGTCTTTTGCGAATGCGCCACGGTTATCACGGCATCGGTTGAAGACATCAAGCCTTGCCAGAAGACTATCTGCCCCACCGCCCTGCAGAATCGTGCTCATATTTGTTCCGATTACCGGAACTGAGAACGAGTGGATCATGTCGCTGACACTGTCGCGGGTGCGAAGCCAGTTATTGACGTATGGCTCAGCAATCTGCGAGAGAGACAGGCCGCGGAAGTTATACGATGCTTTCAGCAGATCAGGCACCTGCCGCGAGACGAAATCAATCATCCGGCTTGCATGTACGGTCCGGCCCATGACAAACCACTGAGTCGGCTTGTAGAAATCCGGGCTCAGCGGGTTGTCGGAGTTATAAATCCCCGGGTAGGTCCAGATAGGCTCGATGACCCTGAACCCCTGCAGGCTGCCTTTCGTGATTTTCTTGTCGCTCATGAAGAGCTTCGATTGCAGCTCGTTGTCGTCCATCCATGCGGAGATTCCCCGCGGCGAACGAACGTCGATGTAAATCTGGCCACCGCCAAAGTAGCCATCGTGTTCTGCGGCTTCTTTAAAGCGCTCGCGCACCTTAAACCGCTTCATGGCCTCTTCAAGTTTTCTTACCCGATCCGCCTTGTCTTCATCGCCGACAGTTTTGAGCTTTATCCATTTGCGGGTCATTTCCTCCGCGATGGTGCCGACCATCTTGCGATATTCAGGCTTCTGCGCCAGCGTGGCCAGATACGGGTATCCGGGGAAGCTATCAAAGTCGCCGTAGCCGTAACCGCCATATGCAGCATTGAGAGCATCGTAAGGCGTGGAGTCCATTGCCAGAATGGCGCTTTTGATAGCCTCGGGGATCACCCCTTTCGGCGGTTCGTAGCGCTGAAACTCTCTTTTCGGTAATGCGCGGACTTCGGCAACTGCCTCTGGCCTGATCCCGACCTTCGGTGCTTCAGGTTCTTTTGCCGGCTCAGGCGCGGCGACTTCTTTCTTTTTAAACCACCACACTTAAATTCTCCTGAGTTGATTCGGGTCGATAACCATCGGCTGCGGGCCGGAAATCAGGTTGTCGTCGATTGCGTCCATCCAGGTATCGAGGATGTCGTCGTTGTCGTGACTGTCATCAGCGGAGAAAGCAGCGCATTCCGTCATCGCCGTCAGCACCCACTCCGTTGAGCCTGCGATCGTGCCGTCCTCGTAGAAGATGCTGGAAAGCTTCTGTCCGTCGTCGGTGTGCGTCGCGGGGACAAACACTTTCCCGGTTTTGATTTGGGGGATGACGTTAAGGCAGCGAACAAGCTTGTTCTGCCCGGTACCGCGCGGGATTTCCTTCACCGGGATGGCGAGTTGTCCGGGGGTCTGGCTACGTTTTTTCAGAGTGGTGATGAGGCCCTGTCCGGCTTGCTTCTCTTCAATGGCCATGTGGCGGAGCGGCATCACCCGCATGGAGCCAGACAGGCGCCATTTTTCCCAAACCTCTTCCGCTTTCTTCAGGAGGTCTTCAGGGTCCCACCGACCGCGAACGACGTCGATGATGTAAAGATTCCCGTCCACGCCCATACCAGCCAGCGTAAACACGGTGTAATCCAGCCAGTCCTCTACCTTCCCGCTGTTCGTATCGACATACACGGCACGGTGCGTAAGCTTCGGCAGCGTGGTGTACGTTCTGAACCAGCTGGTGTCGATAATCCCGCCAGTCAGCGCCATCGGGTTTTGCTGGTATTGCGACAGGAAGGTGTAGCGGTCCTTTTCCCACAGCTGCAGGAGGTCGTTTACGTCTTCCATCTGCGGCCAGTAGGACCAGTAGCGAACGCCACCAACGACCACAGAATCGGTATCTTTGACCGTTTCCCAGCAAAGCGAACGCCATGGCTCATCGAGCGACTGGATGTACTTCTCGTCGATCATGGCGGGTATGGCGACATGGTGAAACGGTACGCCCATTCCGCCGGCAAGCATGAAGCCTGTTGCATCGTCGGTGTGCAGGCGTTGCTGAATGCTCACAAACGGAGTCGGGTGCTCTTTCGACTTATCGCCGCGGCGTGATCGAATGGTGTTTACCAGCAGCGTATTCGCGCTTTTGCGTCGGGACTCGCTGAGCATGTCCACCGGCTTGTTGTAGTCGTCCAGCATCACCATGCCGGAGAACTCTGGTCCGTAGTAGCCACCACGACCACCGGTGATCTGCCCGTTGCTTGAGCGCGATACCGTCTGTCCTATAGAGCGCCCTCGCTCGTCCTTTATCTCCCACTCTTCTGCCTGGTTGACACCAAACGAGCAGGGCCAGAACTCCTGATATTCGCGGCTGGCGATAATGTCGCGGGTGCGCCGGCTGTTACGCTTTACCAGCGTGTCAGCAAAAGAGATATTCAGGTTACGAAAGCGTTTAAGCCGCTTCTCCTGCACCAGGGCGTTGACATACGCCGGGAAGTGAATGGAGAAGAACTCTGTTTTTGTACCGCCTGGCGGGATGTTGATAATCAGGTTTCGCGGGACAAGACGCCCGGCAAGCAGATCATCAATTTTCGAAGCCATCAGGCGGTGATGCCAGTTAACCAGCAGCCGATCGCCCTGAATCAGCTCGAACCATATCCGGGTGAAGTTCAGGAATGACTTCGTAGACTTTGAACGGATGATCACGCGCTCCGGGAATGACAGGTCATCCCATTCGATAATTCCGCTCATATCAGTCCAGCCCTTCTAACCTTCCCTCCAGCTTCTGCTGGGCCTTCGCATAGTCTTCAGCGGTGTACGTCACCTGATTCAGTGGGCCGCCGTCTTTACCGGTAAGCTCGGTTTTTTTCGGAGCGTCCCAACCCTGCATTTCGGCAAGCTGCTTAATTGCCGCTTTGGGATCGTGCATCTTCAACTTGATTCCGTCCTTTCCCGTAGTTAGCTCAGAGATTGCACTCATTGCGTCAGGGTCCTGAAGAGCGGAATCTTTAAAGCTCCACACGGCCTGGAACACAGGATTGCCATCGTCATCTTCGCCAACTACGCTGTTGCTGAACTCGGCTATATCGGCGATGGATGTTCGACCCATCTTAGAAAGGCGCTTTAACGCCTCCTCTCGGGTCATGATTGCCTCGTCGACAATCTCTCCCTGTACTGATTTGAGAAAGGCTTGCACACCAAGATTTGTAAAGATCTGACTCGCCGAGTTGCGAATGGCTTCTGGCGTCTTAGCCTTCCCCTTCGCAGCCTTATAGGCATCCGTCTGGTTCTTCCCTTTGATGATTGCAAGTGCAAACCTTTTTTGCAGCGGAGTCAGAGCATCGAAAAGCTGCTGCTGATCAGCTGTAAGCTTTTTCGACGCCATACAGAATATTCCTCTGGGTTGCTCGAATACTTACCGGGGAATTTTTTGATCGGTAAGTCGTGAAACTTATATAAAACTCTGTCAATGGCGCTTTTAACGCACCATTTGCAGAACTTTATAATTACGCCTGCTTGCCAATTACAGGGCCAATCCGGATACACTTCTTAGTGAGCCAGTCCCAGCGCAAAAGCACCGAAAGGATGAGCAGCGGCTTCATGTATGGGCGAAGCGTAATTTCCGCCATTAGGATTCCAGTGGTGCGCATATGGCTTACCTCGTTGTGACATTATCGAGCCACCTCTGGAAGTGGCTCTGTAATGCCGCTATGCTGCACTGGTCTTTTTCTCCGGGCGATATGGCATCAAGATCACGCAAGAAACCTCATCAGCAGCTACTAAAACTTTTCCCTCAAGCTCAGGTGTGACTTTGGCGATGAAGAAGCTGGATTGCGGGTAAATCATTTCATTCGGCTGAAACCCTTCGATGACACCGCCTGATTTTTTATAAAAGACAACACGATAAACTGGCTCGTCTACCTTTAAGGTTTTGATGAAATCGCCGAACCGCTTGTTTACCTCGGCAATGACTTTTTCAACATCAGTGGTATCCAGTTCAATTTTAACTTTGAATGTCTGAAGGCTCCCTCCTGTCTCTCTAACCTCATCATCCAGCCCTCTCTCGCTGACACCGGGAATTGTCCCAAATTGACTGGAGCGGCCTACGCGGCCGTCGAATTTTTTCTGTGTCATGGCTTTGCCTTTAGTCCTTAATGAACTCTTCCGTGTGAATGCCGATTTCACCAGTAAGCAGATGAGCACTGGTTGCGTCGATGCTCACTGATGTATGAGGGTTGGCGTTTTCGTTAAGCCATTTGATCACCGGCTTCACGACGTCTTCGAAGGAGGAACTGCGAGCCTTATTAACGTCGGAAACGTGGCAGTCACCAAGGCACGGACCGCGACCAAGGAAGCAGTTAATACAGGCATGGTCATGGATTTTTTCTGGCGCCTTTGCTGCGCCCGCGCCACCCATGACGGCTCGGCAGTTGTAAATCTGAGGCTCAAACCAGATGGTAAACTCTACCCTCTCACTTTTTTCGCCATCATCTTCATACACAGGGATGCAGAGCACGCCGTCAATGAGGTGGTCTCGTAAGATACAGGTTTCCACTGAGTCAGGCGCCGTAAATAGTTCGATGCTGAGCCCGGTTCCTAGCTTGATATTGGGTTTGTCTTTTGAATACCCCTCAAATAACAGGGTATCGTCTGGATTACGGCTGCAGAGAGCGCCGGAAGAATGAGAAAGCTTCAGAAGCTGAACTTTCCAATACTTGATAACTTTCATGCAGTTTTCCTTTAGATGTGAGCCTGTCGTACAGGAACGCCGCCCGAGAGAGGTCGCCACCTTTAGCGGCGTTCCTCAGGCTCACGACTGAAAGACTCTCGATGGTTTGCGTGTACGATACGCATTAAAAAGCCCCGCTATTGCGAGGCTCGTTTCTTCTCTGCTTGCCTGATGTCAGCCTTATCCCGGTTGCACTGGCCCAGCGCTGATAGCAGACTGACGTTTAAATCAAGGCTCTGGCCCCACGTCAGATTGTCGGGGATTTCCGGTTGCGGGGTGTCAGCCGTCAGGCTGGCCGGTAACGGGACCACCGGCACTTTGACGTAGACCGTTCGCGAATTGTTGCAGCCGCTTAACTGCGCCAGCAGGCACAGGCCGATTAGTGCAATCATCATTCGCAACAGCAACCCGGATATCAGCCGAGGCTCCCGATGCGTCCAGTGAGATCTGCTCTTTTGCATGCTGATTGGCCTCGACGATGGTGTTGAAGATGGTCATGGTGGTCAGAACGTTGGATGTGATCGCCTGCGCTGCATTTACCTGCTGCTCGGCGCTATCGGCTCTGGTTTTCTGCTCAGCAGCAGCGTTGCGGTAATGCATTGCCAGCCACCCAAGGCAAACCACCAGGCAAATCACTACGGCGCTGATAATGGCGGTTAATCGGCTCATTCATCTATCCCCCAACATGCCAGCGCACTTTCCTGATCACGGCGAGATACCTGGCCGTAACAATTGTTGGAACGCACGCGGCAATCTTTTCCGCCATCAAAAATCCACCGGCGAATTTCAGCGCAAGCGCCTTTTCGGTCACCGGCATTCAGCTTGCGGTAGAAGGTGGAAGGGAAGCATTTGCCGGGCCCGATGTTATAGGGGCAGAAACTGGCAATTCCGACCTTTTGAGGAGGCGTCAGATGAACACGCACATTCTGATCAACCCAAGCCAGAGCCTTATTGCGCTCGACTGCATTTACCTGATCGCATTTGGCCTGGGTTAACTTCATCCCCTGCGTTACAGGCCTGCCATCTACCCGGGTGGCACCACGACATATCGTCCAGATACCGGCGCCATCGCGGTATGAAGTGAGGCTATTGCCCTCTTTCTCATTCAGAAACTGATCCATGAGAACGGGAGCTGATGCGCCAGCAGCGATAAGCGCCAGCATGGCCGCACTGAGTTTCGTTTTCAGGTTAGCCATCGCTATTCATCCTGCGGTGGTGGGCCACCATAACCACGATCGAGGGATTGCTGATACATCTTCGTCCAGCGACGCTTAAAGTAGAGATTGGTCAGGTAGGTCGCTACACCGATTATCACGCCGCTGGCCAGGGCAATAAAATTCCAGTCAAGGCCATGAAACCAGTCATAGGTCCTTGCCAGCCCTGTGCATATCAGGCCGCCTGACGTGCAGTACGAGGCCGCCGAAAAGATTTTGTCAGGCATTTTCATAGTCTCCACCTCCGATAATGTTCGGGGTGCTGTCTGTAGTCAGTAAAAGGTTCAGGGCCGTCGGGCTGATTTACCAACAAAGCGTCGAGGGTGATTCCCGCGACCCTGAAAATAAAAAAGCCTGCGGTTAGGCAGGCAATAAGCATGAGGGTAATAGCAATGTCGGTGATGACCGAAAATACCCTGGCTGGGTCTGGCGGCCTGCGGCGCTGTTGCAGCAGCGCCCCTGATGGATTGGATTATGAGCCCGTCATCAGGTCAGGCCATTATCTGGCGCACCATTCAGGACTCGAACCTGAAACCGATAGCTTAGAAGGCTATTGCTCTCTCCGGTTGAGCTAATGGCGCTGAATTGGTGCCGGCTAACGGATTTGAACCGCTACCCATTCGCTTACAAGGCGACTGCTCTACCATTGGAGCTAAGCCGGCTAATTTGGTGGAGCCCGATGGAATCGAACCATCTCCTGATACTCTTCAGGCATCCGCGCGAACCATCTACGCCAGAGCTCCGTAATTTGGCGGGACGACGTGGAATCGAACCACGATAAGCAGGTTAACAGCCTGCCGTAATGACCTTTATACGATCGACCCTCAATCTGGTTCAGGGCTCTTGCGCGGCGAGTTTCGACGTGTCGTTCAGCACGCCTCTACCCAAGAGCCCTGACCGGATCGCAGGCATAAAAAAACCCAAGGCGTTAACCTCGGGCTCGGTGTTCTGATAGGTCAAACGCAAATACGGCAACCTACACTAAATATATTGCTCATTTGTTCATTGAAATGCAAGCACGTTATGACTATTTTTTGCAATTTTCCTCACGCTTTCGCGATCGTTAAACGCATTTTGCAGCGGCTGGTACAGGCAGAAGAGCGCCGCGTTGATAATCTGCTTAACTTCCCGGCGGATGGTTGAAATGCTCGGGTGCTTATACTGGTTTCCGGCGCGCGTCTTCATCAGGCGAGGTTTGCTCACAGCATGCTGCCATGAAGCGATCCTTATCTCGCTTGAGTTACAGACGTAATAGGCAAAAATTACCTTCCATGCGTTCTCATCTACGTTTTTCAAATAATGCCGGATAACGGCATCAATCAGCATCCCATCATCATCGCTGCACACAGGCCTTGATGGTGCTTGTGGCTCAACGGTGGCCATGAACTTGGCAATCATATTTATCATCGCCTTGTCTATCTTCCCTGTCTGGCACCATGCGCCCCAAAGCTGGAGCCACTGATCTATCCACTGGTGCTGTTCGTTGGTTAATTCCAGTTTCATGCTGTCTCTCCCAGGGT